CATCTTCGGACTCTTCCGCGGGCTTTTCAGCCTCGGATTCGTCCGACTCGTCATTGTCAGAGAGCTTTTCTTCTTCGGCGTCGGTCTTGGGATCAGCCGCTTCCGGTGCTGGTTGATCCAGTCCGACTAGCGCTTCGCTGATCGACATAACGTCGAAATCTTCCACCTCTGCGGCCGGAGCCGCGTCATCTGTCGCCATGAGCTTAAACCTCTCAAGTAGGAACCAGGATGTACGTCATCCAGACCGATCAAACCTCGCGTGCCATGAGGGCACTACTCCACTTTGATACTACTAGTATAACGACTACTGGACAAATGTCCAGCATTATTTTCCAAAGCGGCGAAAGATGCTTTTGGGATCTCTAGGGGAAATTGGATAGAATCGCATACACTTCTGCACAAGTGATGACAGTTTGTGTCACCTTTTGTGCGGTGTTTTTGTGACACAAAAACAACCTGCAATTTGTGTCACGGCGCGTTACAAGGAAGGGGTTGTTTCTATAACAGGGTTCCCAATCGGGGATAAATACCGGGAAAGCGGCCGGATTATACCCGAAGGGGTGCGAGCGGGAACATGGCTTTACACTAACTGGGTTAATGTCGCGGGATGTTTACTTTGGCGGCGGCAGGTGAACCCTTGCTTCATTTATGGCCGATAGTTCAAACGTGGCTTGAACTACGGCGCAAAAACTACTCCAAGCGCGAGGCTTCGGTGCGGCGTTGCTCGAGGGTGTCCCACAGTTCCTGCAAGGCGTTGAGCTGGCCGGCGGCGTGGGCAAGGTAGCCGGGTTCTTTGGCGGTGGCCATGGTGGCGACCAAGGTGCTGGCGTCAGCGATCCGGTCCTGCAGCTCAAGGACAACGGCTAGGTAGGCGGGCGGCGCCTGGTCGCGGGAGAAGGCGAGGGCGCCCTCGCGGTCGAAGTCTTCGTTGACGCTGTAGAGGTCAACTGGGATGGTTTTGGTTTTTGTGAACATAAGGTGTAGGTGCCCTAATTCGTCATCCGCGGCGCATTATGATGATTTCCAGCGCATGAATGGCGTTCTGCAGGTGCGGGCCGCAGTCCCAGCAGATGACACCGAGGTGATAGTCGCGGCCGTGAACATCGCCCATACGAAGCGGCTTCGCACAGATGCCGCAGCGCGGGATGTCATTGCCGCGGCGTCCGGGGCGTAGGCGGCTGGGCGGGGCTGGCGGCGACATGGTCATCAGTAGCTGCCTCCTCCGCGGCTGCGCAGGATGTCGCCCTCGACGTTGATGGCGTCGGAGAGGCAAACGTATCTCAAGAGATCTACAAAATCTTTAGTCGCGCCTTTTTTGCCGTCAGCCGCAGTGTAAGTTTGCAACGCATAGATGAGGTTCTTGCAGTTCTCGCTGATGTAGAGCTTCGGCTGGTTGCGCGCGTCCACCGGCTTCTCGGGGTTGTATGACAAGGCATCGTTGATCATACTGACGCCTTCATCGATGCTGTCGCCTGGGGTTGCCGTGAACATCATGCCGAGGTCGGCCATCTCATCGATGAGTGTCGTTGGGGATTCCTTGCCGAGCGTGCGGGCGTTGCCGTAGCGCGAATCCATCCAGCGCTCAAAGATTTCCTCGCCGCCTTCAACGCGCAGGATTTCGTCTTTGTAGCGCTCCAAGCCAAAGCCGAAGTCTTGCTGCGCGGGTCCGGGCTTGCCGTCGAGCTTCTTGCCATCCGGCAGCGCCCACTCGCCGGCGTAGCCGATGCCCTCAATGTAGGACGTTTGGTCGGGCCATTCGCGGTAGACCACAATGCGGCCGGACGTGTCGTGCACCGTCCAGATCATCGCCCAATTCTTGCCGCTCGCCGGATCGACCCAGTGGTAGCGCGTGCCTTGCGGGACATCCGAGGCGCGGATGACGTGGACTTTGGGATTGAACAAGGGGAACCGGCCGCTGATGGCTTTGGTCGGGACGCCGTAGGCGCGGCAGAGGATTTTTTCCTTGGTCTCGCTCTGCAGCTCTTTTTTCATCCGAGACCAGCCGGCCCAGGGATTTGACTGCGTGTGGAAGTAAAGAATCGGGCGGCCCTTGGGATTGATCTGCTCAATGGGCACTTTGTCGTAGCCAGAGATCTCGCCTTTGTCGTTTTTGAGCGGGAGCAGCTCGGCGTCCGTATCGGTGATGGTCTTGGCGCCGGACAGGTAGTCGGCCACGGTCGGCGACCAGCCTTGAACCGGCGTGAATGTGACAGCGAGCTTGCCATTGCGGTCTACGAGGCGAAATCGCAACGTCTCTAAAACATCAAGAGGCACTAGCTCGTCTGCGTGGCAGAAATCGACCTCTCCGCCCTCAATTGTGGAAGGATCTTGCGCGTAATTACGAAACACGCAGATGCTTTGGTTCGGCGCGACGAATTTTCCCTCGGTGAAGCCGCCTTTGACGCTGTAGGTGATGTTGGTGACCTGTCCTTTGCGCGCGTTACGCCACTCCGGCGGCATGTATTTCCAGATGCGCGGCTGCTGAAGCTCAATGCTGTTCGGAGCAGTGGTTTGAAAGCACCAGACAACGGCCCCGGGCTTGGAATACATGGTCTTAATGACTTCCTTGGCCGCCCATTCGGTCTTGCCGCTGCGGTTTCCACCCATGACGAGGATTTCACGGTGCTTTTCCAGCAATTCAGACGCGCGCTTCCACACCGGCGGGATGTAGCCATAGCGAAACGGGTCTGATGCCTCGCGGGCGATCAGCTCTTCGCGTGTTTTTAAGTATTTCCAGCCTTCGTCCGGCCCTAGTTTCTCAAGCAAGTCAAGATCGACCTGCATGACAGGGTGCGGCGTGGGCTTGAAGCGTTGTGCGTGCTCGTTCACTCGCTCCTAAGCGGCCAGCTCAGACTGGGATGCGGCAAAACTCTCGCCGTACCCAAAATTCTTTAGGCGCCCTTCGCGCAAAAGCTCTTTGGCTGGCATCATGCCTGCGTGCCGATATGTCGGAAACTTGCCGACCATTAACGAATACATTTGCACGTTGCACTTTTTCCAGCGCGCAGCCAAGAGGTGTCCGCCGTCGTAAGGTGTGGCTTTTACGTCCACAGTTTTACCGTCAGGCAAAACGGCGTCCTCTGCCGGTCTTTCGTTAATTTGAGTGTCAGGGTAGACGTTAAACATCTTGCAAAACGCCATCTCGGCACCAATGCCTTCTAGGTCCGTTTGCTCGTCGCTCTGTGGCCCAATGCGCGAGTTTTTTGTCCCGCTGCTGCGATTTGCTGCGTGCCGCTGCGCGGCCAAGTATTTGGCGAGCTTCTGCTCTGCGTCATTTAGCGTTATGCTCATATTATTTTGTAAATGGGCGCTGGCTGGTTAGCGCTCGGTCCTCCCCAGGGCCGATTTTGTTAAGCCGTGCCAGCGCCCAAAATGTCCAAAGTCGGATTCTCCGCGGCAGCGAGCTGGTCGATGCGCGCGGTCAGCCGCCCCACTCGTCTCGCTCGGTGGAGCTGGGCATCCCGGAGATGGTCCGCGGCGTCACACCACATGAACGCCGGCGAGAACCCGCTTGAGCCTGCAACTTGAAAGTCATTTGGTTTGTTTGCGCTTGCGCATTTCAGCGCACAAGGCGTCCGCCTTTTTCTTTGCCTCGCGCGCCACCAGCTTCTCGCGCTTGCTGCGCAGGAGCGTGATGGTCTTGTCGAGTTCGGCGATTTCGGGCGTGAGAATGCTGAAGTTAGTCATAAATTGTTACCCTCCATAGCCCGATTTGCGCGATGCTGTAGCCGAGCCAGATCAAGCCGTGCCAGTAGCGGTGCTGGATGAGGCCGAGGTCGATAGCCACGGCGAAGTAGATGAAGCCGACCAAGGCGATGAGGGCGCCGGAGGTCATCGGCGCGCTTTGGCGGTCTTGGCGGATGCGCGGAAGGCTTTGGCGGTGGGCGCGCCGGCGGAACCGGGCTTGCGCATCTTCTCGCCGCTTCCGGCGGCGATGCGGGCTTTTTTAGCGTGGATGTTTGCGTAGAGTCCTGCGGGTTTTTTCATGGTTTGTTCTTTTTGATAGCTTCTCGGAAAAGGTATTGGATCAAGTAAGCGCCGGTCTCCTCGTCGCTGCTGGTGATGTGTTTGAGGAAGTCGGCGACAACGTGATACAGCTCATGGACGAGCGATCCGGTGTCTGAGGCGTCTTCAATCCAAACGACCGCTTGGCCTCCGCAGCACATCGCCCAGGCGGCATCGCTGTCGTCGGGCTGGTTGTCGGGGTCTTTGGGGTCGAGCTGGAGGATGTTCGCACACCGCCGGATCGCCGATGCTTGGGGAGTTCCGCAATAGAACTCCACGACCAGACCGAAGGTCTGTTCTCGGACAACGAACCGGCGGGTGCGTTTCATTTAGGCGGCTTTCTTGAGCCGGAGGTTGGCGTAGTGGAGTGCGAGGCGGGCCTTGAAGTTTTCCCACAGCGGTTCTGCGGAGAAGATCCAGGA